GGAGAATATCGCCGGTGAGTTTATGGGTTTTCCAGCTGTAAAATGTAAAATCATCAATCGTGTGTTTGCATCGTGGATGTATTTTTATCGTATAGGATTGCAGAAAAACAATACCCTCTTCGACACTCCCTGGCCCTGGTGGTGGTCCGATCCAGACCACACAAAAGGTTATTCGCATGAAAAGTGTGAAGGCTGACCGGGATAACCCCGGAAAGTGACGGGCTATATCGACGTTGAAATTTCTGAACCGCTCGAATTTCTATGGGATCCCCACCGATATAAAGTGGCGTTCGGTGGGCGTGATAGTACAAAATCCTGGGGATTTGCCTCTAACCTCATTGCTATGGGTCATGAAAAACCTACCCGCATTCTCTGTGCACGGGAAATCCAGAAGACCATCAATCAATCCGTTCTCAAGTTACTTGGTGATACCATTAAACGCATGGAGCTCAGCGATTTTTATGATGTGCAGAAAAATGCCATTTATCATGAAAACGGTACCGAATTTCTTTTTGCAGGTCTCAAACACAACGTGGATAACATCACCTCTACTGAGGGAATTGATATTGTCTGGGTGGAAGAGGCGAGAAATGTATCAGAGGACAGTTGGTCAGTTCTTATTCCCACCATCCGAAAATCAGGCTCTGAAATATGGATCACGTTCAACCCCAAACTGGCAACAGATCCGACTTTTGTGCGGTTTGTGGCACCGTACATTGAGCATATCCAGCGTCAGGGTTTTTACCAGGATAAACGTATTCACGTACAGAAAATCAATTATGATGATAATCCCTGGCTGTCGGATGAAACCAGAAATGAAATAGAATTTGACAGAAATCGTGACCATGACCGTTATCTGCACGTCTGGGAGGGTGAGTGTGTTGTTCACAATGAAGCGCGGATATTCAATAACTGGGAAGTTGATGAAACGATTGAGCCGGAACCGGGTACAGAATTTCTTTTCGGTGCTGATTGGGGATTTGCCAAGGATCCTACTGTATTGATCAGAATGTGGCTGGATAAATCCATTAACACCCTGTTCATTGATCAGGAGGCCTGGGGGATAGGTGTTGAGATTGATGATACACCTGAACTTTTTGATACGGTGGATGGTAGCAGGAAATATACCATCAGGGCTGACAGCGCCAGACCGGAAACAATCAGCTACATGAAGCGTGCCGGCTTTAAAATTATCAAGGCGAAAAAAGGCCCGGGGAGTGTCGAAGAGGGTATTGTTTTTCTGCAATCCTATACGATAAAAATACATCCACGATGCAAACACACGATTGATGATTTTACATTTTACAGCTGGAAAACCCATAAACTCACCGGCGATATTCTCCCCGAACCTGTTGACGCAGACAATCATTCAATCGATTCTGCACGTTACGGAACGGAGCCGCTCTGGTCAAAGACAGGTAGAAACGTCAGGGTAATGGTTGTAAACTCCGATAATCGCTGAAAATTCATCAGGAAAATATTATGGCATGGGATGATTACGTTCCCCCGTTGTTAACTGGTCTTATACCTCCCGTCCTGATGAAAAGATTTACATCGGGTATTGAAACCAAGAGCACGCAGCTTAATCAATTCTTTCCCAATTCAGGGGCATCTTTTCCTGAATTCCTGCTCAGAGGGGGTAACGCTGATCTGTCAGCCTTTGCGGCTATCGAACTTTATTCCGATGTCATGCCGCTATTCAATGCCATCAGTATGCGCTCGGATGGGTTTTCAGGTATTCAGCCGCGATTGTGGGATAAGAAAAAAATGCAATTTGTGGACGGTGAAGTGCTGGAGCTCATTAAAACACCCAACGCCGATATTTCGCAATGTGAATTTCTCGAGCAGAACAGCTCGTTCTATGATATCACCGGTGACAATTTTCTGTTGGCTACAGGACGTGTTGAAAATCCACCCATTGAACTGGCTGTCGTTCCACCCCAGAGTGTTGAATTCGGGTCTACTTCCAACAAATTTGGTATTTTGCATGTACCGGACAAAATAAATATCAACACAGCTCACGGTCAACGTGTTGTTTTCAGAGCGATCGAGGATCCCAAACTGGGGTTACGCTTTATCAATGATGAGCGTGACAAGGAATTGTGGCACATGCGAACGTTTAACCCGGTGCGCAGCTCGTCAAGGTTCCGTGGCTTGAGCAAAGCAAAACCGATCTGGCGTGAGCTGCAGCAGTACGCGTCGGGCAATACCAACAATCTATCCATACTCAAGCGCGGTACACGGTTGTCAATGGCCTGGGTCAATAATCGCGGTGAGGAATTGACTGAGACACAATGGGGCCGGCTGCAGGAAGAGGCACAAAAGTACGCCGGTGATATCAATGCGGGGGGAACACCGATCCTGGATGGTATGGACGTTAAACCCATACAGGCAACCAACAGGGACATGGAATTCAAGGATCTGCAGGAAGCCATGTTTTCCCGTATCAGCACGATTTACCGGATCCCGCTGTCGTTGTTATTGCCTAAATCCATGACATTGAACAATCTGCAAACCGCCATGTTGCATCTGTTCGATGGTGCTATTTTGCCGTTGACAACTCGCATCTACAGCGAATTCACCCGTTTTCTGTTGCCCCGCTACAAGGGAATGGAAAATATCGAGTTCCGGTTCAATGAGAATGATATCGAGGCGTTACGCTTGAGAATGATCGAAACAGCCAAAACCCAGGCTGTAGCACAGGTCAACACCACGAACGAAATTCGCACCATTCTGGGTTATGAAGCGCTGGAGAACAATGGCGATACTGTATTGGTTGATTCGAACAAGGTGCCACTGGGCAGTGATGCATTTACCGGTGATAATCTGACCGCGCCGGGTTCATCCAGTAAATTCATTGAGCTCATGAAGAATGTGAAGGATTCAGGGGGTAATCAGAAGTATTCTGATGAGGAAATTAAACTGATGGCCATGGAGTACAAATTGGAGTAGATAAAGAGTTTAGCCTGGTACACAAGCCACGAGCAGGGGCGGAGCCTGTATTTTACTTTAATCAATCAAATAGGAAATCAATTATGTTTACTTTAAAATTTTACAATGCTGTGGAAAATGCCTGGAATGTATTTGCTTGTCCTCATTATGAACTTTGCTTCAGAAAAGAAAATGACAGGACAATAGGGGCTGCCATAGTAATGTATAACTCGTTTACCTGTGAAGGTGGAATAGAGTATCACATAGGGATTGATGATAGAGGATACGATACATTTTCATTGAAAATAGTGCCGGGAAGACAATACATCGAATAGGGCCATTTGATAAACAGAGTGGAGGGCAGTTGAATGAAAAAAATGATTGATTCTGTTACTAAATTTATTCGCAAGTATTTACAGTGCAGATTGTTTGATTGTCATTGGCGCATGAAATATGACAGCGGATTACCTAATGATATTTGCAGAGCAGGAACCTGTCTGGATTGTGGCTATCGAACAGAAGGTATTAAATGGCCTAAGTGTCCACCAATGCCTGTATCCGGTGACGATTCACGGTTTACTGGTTAACTCATCTAATAGACGATGCCTCTTAACACCACACAGGCTGAACGCCAGCAGACCGCCAATCGCCAACTGGCTGAAAAACTGCGCCTGGAACGTGCCATGGTGCCTCCGTTGAATTCGTGGTTCTCCACCATAGGGAATGATCTTGAAGCATTCTTTGAACGCACCGGTCAGGTGCCTGATGCCACACTGTACAGCCCGGAAATGTCCGGTATTCTCGCCAGACAGTATCGGCGTACCGGTACCGCGTTTTCAGGGGAGATTATCAAATTTCTCAGGGTAGCAGAGGACGATGACCCTACAGTAATGATATTGACGGCTTTTGCTCTGGGAAACGATATGAGTTTCGATGAGCTGCTGTCGAGTATGGAGAATGAAACACTGGTCCGGACACAGGAATTCATGCGTACCAGTGTGGTCGAGGATAACAACAACATCATCAATACCACACAGAGAGATCTGGATACGGCGGTTGTTGTCGGTACGCTGTTTCTGTTTGATCAGGGTATTATGTCACCAAGCAGGTCACAGGTTGCCAAAGCAGCAAAACAATCATTTCGTCAAAAATCAGCACCCAGACCGGATACAATTGCAATGACAGTGACACAAAAAGCGGCTGAAGGTGTCAAACAGATTGATAATGAGGTATTCTTTGTCAATCGGAACCGTGGAACGGCACCACCGTTGCAAAAAAAAGAAGCCTGGGTAACCCGGGGTGATGAAAAAGTGAGAGCGGCTCATGTAGCAGCAGATAACACGTTTAAAAACGCAAACGGTGTTTTTATTGTTGACGGTCAGCAGTTGAAATTCCCCGGTGATACCAGTTTGGGGGCCAGTGCAGCGAATACGATCAACTGTCGATGTGCAGCTGTGCTGGTCATTGATGACAGTGACACCCCGTTAATTACTATCGAACAGGTAGATTTATGACCGATAAAACCGAAATAAAATACCACAGTGGTCGTATCGTCGAAACAAAAGAAGAAGATAGAAACGGTCAACCTGTGGGGCTTATTTCGGGACTTATTGCCACGTTTGATATTGATCGCGGTGATTTTTTCGGTAGGCGCGACCAGTTTGTTAAAGGAGCTTTTCTCAAATCAATTGCTGAACACAAGGCACGTGATAACCGTCAAATCCGATTCAAGGATCAACACGACAAAACAGTGGGTGGTTTTCCCATTGAAGGTGTTTTTGAAACTGAAGAGGGATTATTTGGTACTGCTGAAGTTAACCTGAATGTACAGCGTGGAGCTGAAATATTTGCACTGGCCAAACAAGGTGTGCTGGTGGATTTTTCAATCGGGTTTATTCCTGTCGAGCAATCCACCGATGAAGACCTGAACCTGAGAACAATTACTGAAGCGGTGATTATTGAAGGCTCTCTGGTTGATGAACCGATGAACATCAGGGCTGTTGTTACCAGTGTCAAATCATTTGATGTTGATATGATTAAACAGGCTCTGGAGCAGGATAACGGGATTTCTGAAAAGGAAGTACAGGAAATCGTTGAACAATTGATGGAAATTAACGACAATATCCAGGGTAAGCTGGAAGAGGAAAACCCTAAATCTGTTATTGATCTGGCCGAGGTCAAGTTAATAACAGATCAGAAAGGGATTGAGAAATTATTGAAAAAATGTGGTCTTTCACAGAATGCAGCTACAACGCTGGTGAAGTTGGCCAAAGAATTCAAACCCGGTAACCAGGGTGATCCTGGGGACGGTTACAGTGACGATGATCAGGGTGATCCTGAAAATCCTGAAATATTAAATGCACTGAAGAGCCTGATTAATTTCCATGAGGAAAAGCAGGTACTTCATGAACTTAACCAGATTAAAGGATAAGGTGACATAAATGTCGAAAGAAATTCTTGAAGCAGTTGCGGAAGTGAAGAAACTGTCAGAGGAAGCCATTTCCGGTGTTATGGAGGCACAGAAGGTGGCTACTCAGGCGGCTAATGATTCCAAGTCAAATGTGGATAACCTGGAACAAACCAATGCTAATGTGATTTCCCTAACCGAAGCAGTTGGGAAAGCGACGGAAGAAATGCAGGAAATCACACTGAAAGCGGAAGCCATTGAAAAGACCCAGACTTACATTGAAAAAATGGTTGCCCGTATGGGAGGTACTGACGGTGCTGCCAACGATGAGCTTGAGGCCAAAGCTTCTGAAGAAATGGCACGTTATCTGAGAACAAAACAACCTATTTCACCGGAAATTTCAGACCTTATTATCCGTTCCATGTGTGAAAAGTCTTTTTTTGGTCTCGGTGATGAAAAACGCGAAGCTGAAATCAAGACATTGATTGCAGGTTCTAATCCGGACAGCGGGTATTTTATCCGTCCTGAACGCAGCGCCACCATGATCAAGCGTATTTTTGAAACATCACCCATGCGCTCAATTGCGAATATCGAGACAACCTCGTCCGATGTGCTTGAATTTGTCATTGATGATGACGAAGCCACCAGCGGTGGATGGGTGGGTGAAACTGCTTCCAGAGGCGAGACAGCGACACCGCAGATAGGTTTGCTGACTATTCCGGCTCATGAACAGTTTGCTCAACCGAAAGCCACGCAGAAAATGCTGGATGATGCAGGCTTCGATATTGAAAGCTGGCTCAGTAACAAAGTTACAGATAAAATTCTGCGTACTGAAAATACAGCGTTTGTCAATGGTGATGGTTCCCAGAAACCCAGAGGTTTTCTGCAGTTACCTGCCTGGACTACTCCCGACACCTATGAGCGTTTCAAGCTCGAGCAGATCAATTCCGGTGTAAACGGTAATTTTGACGGTGACCAGGTCAAGGCATTGCAAAATACACTAAAAGAGGTTTACCAGCCTAATGCAGTGTGGACGATTAAACGTATCGAATGGCAGAAAATTATCACGTTGAAAGACGGTGAAGGTGCCTATCTACTGGATCCCCGACCGGCAAGTGTACCAATCAGCTTGTCACTGCCATCAGTAATAGCCACTTCTTCACCGCCGAAAGCACCTGTAGCAGATTCTTCCAGGGTGAAGTTATAGACACCGTCCGTAAAATTACCCAGAGAAGGTGTAAACATGGTTCCCAATTCATGATTAGCGGTATCAAGAGATATGCCGTTGGTTGTACCGTTGCCTGAAACAACAGCAACATTGGCGGCTTTAACTCGCAAATTTGATCTAATATCTTTAACACTCATCGTATTATCCTCTGTTAAATGTCAAGTCGCTGATTAGACTGACAACTTTTGAATCTTGATGGATTCGTAGTTGGTTACATCGCCACCGGTGCGCTTGGTTGTGTAAAACAGGATAAAAGGTTTATTAGTGAATACGTCACGAATCACACGAAAACCAATCCGGTCTACAATGGTATAGCCTATACCAAAATCACCATAGGCAAGAGAGAAAGAGTCAGTTGCAGCGGTAGGCATATCATCAAAAAAGATAACCCGTTTACCCAGTAATATCATTGAATCACCGATTTTCAGGCTGCGGGGATCCAGTAGATAGGCACCTTCACCGTCTTTCAACGTGATAATTTTCTGCCATTCGATACGTTTAATCGTCCACACTGCATTAGGCTGGTAAACCTCTTTTAGTGTATTTTGCAATGCCTTGACCTGGTCACCGTCAAAA